TAGGCTACTTTTTGCTACAATTTTTTTGAAAGGAAATTTTACATGTTTTATACAAAAGAACGAAATTTACTATCGGACGGTTATTTCACTATCCTCCGAGAAATTAATAATTGCATCATTGTGCGATCAAAGAACACAGGCCACTGCTGGTTACTTCAAAAAATGCCTGCAGAAGTGATAGGCTGGGCCAGAATTAAGATTGGTCATAAGCATACAATAAAAACAGCGCATTTCCACGACCATGCCAAAGCACGAAATGTAGAATGCGCTATAAAAATGATTAAGGACCATGACGATTATGTCCTCCATCCTGAAAAATATAAAACTGGCACTTTCAACTAAGTAAAAATGCTTCTGTCTGCGATGCTCTGATCTGGTAGCTACGAACCAGGCAATCAATCGCTCTCTTACGACAATTTCTGATTCCCCAGCTATTTGTATAAAAGCAGCTCTCTGCTTCTTCCCATGTCATGCCATCAAGAAAGATCGCCTGACTCATTTCGAGTATATCCTCCGGTAAATGATTTACACTATCTTCGAAAAACGAGATTTCTTCTTCCAGGGCTTCTTTTCGTTTTATCATTGGCATTACCAGTTCCTCGTTAATGCGATCCAGCTTACGCTGATAAGATATCGCAATCTTTGCTGTCTTATCCGATAAATCACTACTTTGTACTCGTTCCCCATCTGGATGAGAGAAGGCCATCGTTGTGATGAGCTCATCTGCTGAAATAAATTCACAGCTTTTGATTTGCTTATCGAGACGCTCCACTTCTCTCACCATTTGAGGATATTCTTTTATGATTTTTTCAACATATCCTTTCATTGCTGCTCCTTCCTACGAGATAAGTCTTGCTTTCACCGCTTTAAGAAGTGCCTCCTGGGTAACATCCTTATTTTCCAGTGCTTTCAAAACATCCTCATCAATTGTTCCTTTGGTGACTACATGCTGAATGGTTACTGTATTTTTCTGGCCCTGTCTCCAGAGTCTCGCATTACATTGCTGGTAAAGTTCCAGACTCCAGGTAAGGCCAAACCAAATGAGATGGCAGCCGCCTTCCTGAAGATTAAGTCCATGACCGGCGCTTGCTGGATGAATCAGCGCCACCGGAATCTCACCCTTATTCCATTTGGTGATGTCCTCAGATTTATCAATCGGAACTGCTGCAAAGTGCTCCATCAATCTTTCCCTGTCGTGCTTAAACCAATATGCAATCATGACCGGATTTCCATTGGCAGCTTCGATTAAGTCCTCGATGGCATCTAACTTTCTATCATGGATTTTTCTGACTTTCCCGTTCTCATCGTAAACTGCTCCGTTTGCCATCTGATGGAGCTTATTGCTAAGTCCGACTGCTGACTGCGCATCAATATCTCCACCTTCCATCGGCAGGATCAAATCTGCTTTCAGACTATCGTACATCGCACGCTCTTTTTCATTCATGGTAACTTCCACATTGGACATGATAAGTTCTGGCATATTTAAATGGTCTGTTGCCTGCATACTCACACAAATATCAGAAATCTTTTTATAGATCGCATCCTCCGCACCCTCTCTCGGTTTGTAGGAAAATATCACATCACGATTTCTTTTATCCGGCATAAAGTATCGCTCCCTGTATCCACCAATAAATCTTCCAAGTCTCTCACCCATATCAAGTAAATTGATCTGTGCCCAAAGGTCAATCAGCCCATTTGGTGTAGGTGTGCCGGTCAGTCCAATTACACGTTTTACCTGGGGACGAACCTTCCTCAGTGATTTGAACCTTTTACTTTGGTGGCTCTTAAAGGAACTCAGCTCATCAATACAGATGCAGTCGAAATAAAATAATTTATTATCCACCAGCCAGGAGACATTCTCTCGGTTGATGATATAAATAAATGCTGGCTTCGACAGTGCTTCGCGTCTTTCCTTTTCAGAGCCAACCACCACAGAATAGGTCAGGCCCCTTAAGTGATCCCACTTTTCAATTTCCTTTGGCCAGGTATCTCTGGCAACCCTTAATGGTGCTATCACCAAAATTCTGCCCACCTCAAAATAATCAAGAGCCAGTTCCCACAGCGCTGTCAGGCTTATCACACTTTTTCCAAGTCCCATTGAAAGTAATAATCCGCAGGCTGGATGCGCGATGATAAACTCAGCAGCGTAGGTCTGGTAATCATGCGGCTTGTATTGCATCAAGCATCACCTCAACTTCCTCTTTGCTATCCAGGCAGAATACTAAAAATCCTAATCTCTCCAATTGACTTTTTCTCTTTTCCTGGAGCAGACGCATCTTTTTCCCTGGTGCCTTCAACTCAATAAAACCTATCTTTCCATCCGGAAGAAGCACCAATCTATCTGGAACACCTGAAAGGCCCGGACTTACAAACTTCAGAGCCACACCATTCCTTTTCTTTGCAGCCTTTACAAGAGCTGCCTCAACTTCTTTTTCTCTCATAAAACCTCCATTGCTTACTTGCTATTGCTTTACCCCTAAAAACTTTCTATCCCCTATACGTGTTATATACACGTTCTTGCTTTCTCTTATTTATATACATACATAACTTTTATAAATAATAAGCAATACGGAAATAGGAAGCCTAGGAGCCTTGTATCTTCTATGCTAACGCCATTTCTATTTCCATAGCCATTTCCGACGGTTGCGCCATAATAAAGCACATAAGAAATAGCCTTGTTTGGCATCTTACGAAACCACTGCTTCCGCTACCGCGTCCTCATCTCTTACATAAGCGATCTGTGAGCCATAGCTTTGGAATGATAATTTGCCGGACTTATTCCCGTCGTAACGCTTCCAACCATCAATCTTTGCCATAATCGCATTAAGCTCATAGCTATCCTGCTTCTTAATGGATGCCGGATCCTTAGAGAAACACTCAGCCCAAATCTCCAAATTGCAGACCTTCTCACGAGCTACAACACCTGGTTTACCCTGGCTGGTAAACTCGTCCCCTGACAAGTACATGCGGCGCTCGGACAGAGTCATCTTTTGCCAGTCCTCCGGAAGCAGCGTATTAAGGTATGCTCGCACCAGTCCTTCTCTATCATCATTTTCCAGAGCTTCCTGCTGCTGTTCATAAGCAGATACTGCGTCTGCTCCTTTTAAGATCAGCTCCTCACCGGCATTGTATAAAGAAAGTGCCTCCGCCCAAACCTGGTCCAAGGTAGCCTTATCCAAATCCCAAGGATGCTTCTCGCACTGGCCTGTTACCTGTACCGGCCAGAAACGACGGTTACCTGTCACATCACGAAGAAAGTGCTGACTATTGGAAGTTCCACAGATAATACACTGGCGAGGGTGGTTTTCAACCACAGTTCCATAAGCGACACGAAACTTATCATCCTGGCGAGAAGCAAAGCTCTTGACAGTCTCCACTTCTACCTTCTTGATACCGTTCATCTCACCAATCTCCATAATCCAAAATCCCTGGAGCTTCTCTGCACCGGTCTTATCCCTCATATCCGAAATGGTAAGAGAATCGGAAAACCAGATGGAACCCAGCTTTGCAAAAATCATACTCTTACCAATACCCTGCGGACCGGAAAGGACTAAAACGGTATCAAATTTCACACCCGGTTCGAATACCCTAGCCACCGCTGCAGTGAGTGTCTTTCTTGTGACCGCACGCACATAGGAATTATCCTCTGCTCCCAGATAGTCAATAAGCAAAGTCTCCAGGCGCTTGGTTCCGTCCCACTCTGGCAGTGCTTCCAGGTATTCTTTGATTGGATGAAAGGATCTCTCCGCAGATGCTTTTAAGAGCGCATTCTTTAATTTTGTAGGACTGAAGATGTGGTACACGCCATCCAGATAAATGGAAAGTGACGCCAAATCAGAATCAGACCAGCCTGGTTTAATCTGCTCCCAAGGAAGCAGATCATCATTTCTTACAGAAATTGCACAGGAAAGTTCGTTATAACAAATCTCCTGCAATCTCTTGTCATGACGCAAAATAGTAAAGAAGTTAAGAAGGGACTCTTTAATATCACCATTCTTATCAAGCTCCAGCAGTGTCTGCCAGTTATCGTCCTGTAACTTATCATCAAAATCATCGCCTGCCTGAATCTCACGCTCCTTTGCAAGCTGCAGTTTTACCTTCTCATCCTTAATTGCAAAATCTACCATTGCTTTATATGATGGCAGCTTCGTTGGCGGCGTATCCACTTTGGCCTTATCATCCAAAGAACCAAACTTGTGAACCCTCACCACATCAAAGGCATTCATCAGATGCCCACACGCAGGATCCGTTGCATGATGGGAGTAGGCAAACTTATCATCATAAATAACTACACCAGCGCTACTGTCCGCAGGAATATAATCATATCTTCCAGCCATAGCGGATGGCTTATAAATGTCTGAAATAAAAGTATCAATTGCTTCCTCAATGGTATAGGCTCTACAAAACGCACCGACCATTCCTTCCTTTTCCAGCGGATCCGCTTGCTTTGCGATGGTCCTCTTTACAATTTCAGACTGGCGGGAACTCATAGGCCACTCGCTGGTATCCCTCCAATCCTTATAGCGTGCAAGGATAGTATCCGGATTTAACATTGGTCCGTCCTGGGCCTCAAACAAAAACTCTCCATCGCTGCTGGTGGAAGGCCAATACATAAGTCTGGCTGCTTCATGGCAGGTATCGTCCACCTGCTCCATACCAATATCCTTTGCAACCATTCTGGATACCGGCGCATATTCCTCTGCAGATACTTCCCTAGAAAGCGGGATAATCAATCTGACACGAGGAGCCTCTGGTGCATGCTTATGGGTGGAATACATGAGGCACTTAAAATCAAAAAACATAGTGATTGCATCCCATACACCCGGCGCTGCATGATCCAGGTCTAAGGTCAGAAGTGATCTGCCTTCCACAAACCCATTCTTACGCTTACCACCTTTCAGTGCGCCACCCACAAAACCACCGACGTCCTTGGTATTATCCTGTGCCGGCTTACTCATCTTTCGATATTCTGAAATGGTCTCAGTGGTACGAATGGTCTGGGAACACTTCTGCTTAAAGTCCTCCCAAGACATTTCCTTGTTCTTCCACTTCTTATCCATTCTGCTATTTCCTACTGCTATTCTCATAACCTGCTGCCTCCTTCGCTAATTCTCGTTTGATACGATAGATGCCAATATTGGCACCTTCGACATTTCCTGACAAAATCTGTCCTTTAATGGACTGATAAGTATTTTTAGGAATCTTCCCCTTAAGGCTCCTAAGCTCTCTAAAAGTTCTATTTACATTTACGGTCATACCGCTTCCTCCTTAATCTTTCTGATAAAATTCACATTCATATCCCGCTGCGTTTAAGATCAGTCCTGGTGTCCAATCGGGTGTTTTCGACATAATCCGACACGCATCATCAAGAACTGCATCTCTCGGAGCTTCAATGACAGCCTCATCATGCACATGCATAACAATGTCATAACCTGCTGCTTCCAAGCGCTCCATTGCTTCTGCCAAAACATCTCTACTCATCGCCTGAATAATGTTTTCCACAAACTTTGGTCCGTAGGAATTGATCTTTCCCCATTTCTTTGTGGCATCTACACCCATATAGGCAATCTCGTCTCTGTCATAATCATTGCGATATACGCTTGGCTTTGCATAGGCGAGCCTTC